CGTAGTCCGCGCCAGGCGAGGCGAACATGCCATTGTGAAAGATCAGCGCGTGCGTAGGCATAGGAAGGGTCGGGAATTGTTGCGCGCTCGTGACGTAATAGACCCGCACGGGCAGGGCGGCGGCGGGAGCGGCGGCGGTCGTTCCGCAGAAATCGAGCGGGATCGCCGGCAGCGCCAGCGTGTCGTTGAGCGGCAGGCCGCACAAGCTCAGGGGAGGAGGGGGCGGCGGCGCAGCGTCGCGAGCTTTTGCGGCCCAGGTGAAAAGCAGGACCCAAAGGAGGACCCAGGCGACGAATAACACCGGCTCGATCTTTGCGGAGAACCAGGGCCTTCTCATATCGCCTCGACCGCCTCCGGCGCGATCTTGAGCGCAACGGCGCGTTGTAGCAGGGTGATCGTGACGTGCAGATAGGAACCATGGGCCGACACCAGTTCGCCCTCGACGCCTTTTAGCGCGCCCGTCGTGACGCGCACCCGCTGGCCCGGTTGCAGCTCGGGCGCCGGCTGCGCGCCGGCGGCAAGCGCCAAACGAACTGCCTCAATTTCTGAATCCGGAACAGGCGTAAGCACGCCGCCGGTGGCGAGGATCGAAGCCACGCCAGGGGTTGAGAGGATCATGCTTTTGTCTTTGCTCGGATCGAAGCGCGCGAAGAGATAACCGGGAAAGGCCGGCCGCGCCAGGCCGCGGCGCGTGTCGATCGACACCACCCGCCGGTCGAACCAGACCGGGGAGAAGACCTCGAAGCGGCGCTGCCACAGCGCCTCGGCGACGGACGATTCCGAACGTGAGCGAACGCGCAGCGCAAACCAAGGGAGGATGGATGAACTCCGGTTCGCAGCCGCGCGTGGTAGCTCCCAACACGGGAAGAACTCGCGGGGCTCGACGTACGAGCTGCCCACGAGCGCCGCCAGATCAAGCAAACAGGCTTCGCCCATTTCGGAGGGATAAGGGGAAGGTCATCACGCGCAGAAGTGTACTCGAAAAGCTTCGTCGCGGCTGGCCGTTCGGCCGTTAACTCGCTCAAAGCAGTCGAGATGTCATTTTTCTGTCTTTTGTGACCGAACGCGGCTAGAGTGGAAATGCCAGAAGCGGGGGCGCGTGGAGCGGTGTCCGGCGCTTTCTTTGTGTGGGGCGTGCGGGCTTGGTAGGCGCGTGTCCTCCGCTCGGGCAAGAAGGAGAGCAGTAACGAACGTGGCTGTAGGCCAAGTGAACATCGAAGACAGCGAGCGCCAGGTGATTCTCCTCGGGCTTGCGGAGCTGGCGCTATCGAGGCCCGGCTGGACGGAACGGCTCGAAGATATCGCGGAGCGATTCGACGGGCTCGAGCTTTTTGATCAATTCAAGCGCGCGAACAGCGATCGCATTCGCGAGTCGCACGCGCCGCCCGGTGAGAGCTGGCCTGAACGTCATGCGAACACCGTTCACCCCGCTTAGCATCTGGACTTCGCCGGCACGCAATCGCGAACTGTGGCCAGGCCGCCAACGGCTGCGCCGCGCCCGGCGCGAACACGAGCAGCGCCGCCGCGCCATGGAAGCCGCGTTTGAGCGCTTCCCGCTGCCGCTGTTCATAACGGCTCCGGAAGAAGACGGCGAACCGGCCGAGCGGGTATACCTGAATTGAATGAACCGCCGTTCCTTCTTTTCGAACCTCGCCGCCGCGGTCGTTGCACCGCTGTTCACGGCGAAAGCCCAGGCGCCGCCCATTGTTCCGACGTGCGCGAGCTGCGGAAGCGCGGACTGCCGGCACGCAAACGCCAGGCTATGCGCGATAGACCAGCAGTACCGGCGTGGCGTGCTCGGCTCCTCGCCGCACGCCTTCACCTTCCACTATCCGCCTGACGCGCCGTTTTCCATCTTTACGACCGTTACCGCCGACGCACCATCGAGCGAGCTAGAAACGCGCACCAGCCGCCCGGCTGGCTGGACCTATCCGCTGCAGCGGAGAGCCTTCGCTTCTTACGGCGACGCGGCGACCCCGACGATGAAGGGGGTTATTTTATCCGCGTAGTCGAGTGGTGGCCGGCAAATCACGCGCCGTTCGTGTTGCTGCCGCCGCTCGAACGCCGCTGGTGAAATGCCACCCCTAGACTGAGGGATTGAACGTAGACGGCGTACTGAAAGGGCTCGAAGACCTCACCGTGCGGCTTGAGGACGTGCGGGATGCCGACCTATGGCGTAAATTTCTCGGCGTCACACGCGCCCTGCGTCCCATTGAAGACGGCTGGAACCGCCGGCAGTGCTGGCGACTCCAGCAGCTCACAGCGGCAGGGGAGCGGCTGTTGCTCCTCGCCGAGACGCCCCCCAGACACGTCACATATCTGTGATAGTGAGAGGGTGAACAGCCCTAAGTCCCAACAAACGGCCCCCGCGACTGACGCGCAGACCGCCGCCGGCCAGGTCGGCCGGAACGAAGCCGCTACGAACGAGACCGCCGCGCGCTCGTTGCAGCGCATCGACCTCAGCCGTGCTAACGCGCTGACGCCCGAAGTCGAAAAGCTGATCGAAGACATGTTCGAGTACCATCCGTGGGCGCCCGAGCAGACCGCCGCCGGCGTCGAAGTGCGCAACGCGCTCAAAACCGCCATCGGCGTCATCGTGTTGCAAGTGCCGCCATCCGCCGACCGCTCGACGGCGATTCGCAAATTGAGGGAAGCGCGGATGGACTGCAATTCGGCCATCACGCATCACGGGAAGTACTGAGCGTGGATTCGTCGTTTCTCGTCGGCTCGTTCATCGGCGCGTTCCTCGGCTCATGGTTTGGCCAGTGGAGCTATCCCGCGATTCGGGCTCGGCTCGACCGCCGCGCCGCGCGCAGCATGCAGCGCCAGCTTCGCCGCCTGCACGAGAAGAACGAGAAGCAGGCCGCTCGTAAAATGGCGAGTGATGGATAGCAACCGTCGCTCGTTCCTGCGCTACTTCGTGCCGGTCGCCGCCGCCGCGCCGCTCGCACTCACCGCCGCCGCCGATGCGAAAGCCCTCATACTGCCGCCGCCGCCGATCCACGTCCCGCGGCGCTGCTCGGTCGTTTCGTCGCGTGGCCCGTGCGTGAATTTCTGCGCGCCTCACTCGCACGTTTGCGCCGCGCATGCCGACAAGATCTGTCTGCGCATGGTGCGCGCCTACAGTCCGGTGCACGATCTGTTTATAACGACCTTCGATGCCTGGTACGCTGGACCGCTGCCGCTGCCGAAGGGCGTCGATTTTACGGCCGTCGTCGAGCTCGGACACGGCGACGCCTGGAGCATCGACCTCGGCGCTCAGTGGTCGCCGGTCGCTTTGAATCATGCGGTGCCGCGCATCTATCGCTCTGATGATGAAGCCGCCATCACGCAGCTCGGGGAGTTTCTGAAGAGTTAACGCGCACGTCGCTTGACGCTGCCGTGCGCGAACCCGAAATCGCGCCGCTTGATTTTACACATGCGGCCGTCCGGGTGATGCCACACGATTCCCTCGATGCCGGGCATGCCCTCCAGCCAGGCGCGCAGGCCGGCGAAGTCGCGCGGCGGTTCGCTTGTCGGAGCATAAACGAAATCGCCGTGGTGTTCGAGCAGGTCGATATCGAAGTTCTCGGGGTTGCCCTGGAAGTGCGGCCCGCAGGCTTCATACGTGCCGTCCGGCAGCACGGCGGTCGAATAGGCCGCGGCCGTCGTTGCGTACGCCGCGCGAAACCAACCATCCTCTGGGCCGTCGCCAATCGGTAGCCAGCCCGGGCGCGCGCCGGTCCTCGGGTCTACGTCCTCGGTCGAGACGAAGCCTGCCGGCACTGGCTTGTCGCGCTTCAGCTCGTGACGCTTCCAGAGCTTCCCGTCGAGCACCTGGCAGCACGCGCCGTCATACTTGCGGGTCGCGACGCCTTCGCCCGCGATCACCCATTCGCACCCCTCGACTAACTCATCGCGCACTAAGTAATCGGAACCGTAGTTGCGCTGAAACAGCGTAGGAATTTTCTGCACTCTGCGGAAATTCTAACGCTCGGGCTCGGGCACTGAGACCACCGCCAGCGCAGCTTGCGCCTGCTCCATGGTCTCGGCCTTCATCTCATCGACGGTGACGCCCCACCCGGCCGCGTGCCTCGAGGTGTGGCACTCGGTACACTCGGGCCACTCTTTGATGTTGCGACGGATGCGACGAATTAACTCAGTGCTAACGTTGCTCATCCACGCATCCGGCGGGTACTCCGTGCTCGGGTAATCGTGTGGTTCGCCGCCAACGCGATGGCCGTTCGGGCAGACGATGCTAAACAGCAAGATCATATGGGCTCAAAGAAGCGCTCGTAAATGGCCATCTTGCGACCGTCAGAGATTCGCATGGCTTCAGTGTAAGGCCGATGAACAGGACTCTGGGGCAATTATCCCAAGGGCTGTATGATGTCCGCATGTCCGAACCTACCGACAAAGTAACAGAACTCGCAAACTTACTCGCCACGCTTCCAGGACTTGAAAGCGCCCGCGAACTGATCACCGCACAAATCGCTTTGATTCGCGCGACGCTGGCCGGCCTCGCCGCTAACAACGGGTGGACCGTAGTCGCCGAGCTGCGCGAACCCGCCGCGCCGGCGAAACGCAAGAGCGCCATGAGCGCCGGCCAGAAAGCAGCGCGCAAGCGTTGGGCCGACATGGACCCGGCCCGAAAGAAAACCCTCTTGCGGCGCATGGCGAAGGGTCGCGCGGCGAAGCGCGCCGTCGCGCGTTTAGCTTAAAGCCCCGAAGGCCGATAAACAGGGCTCTGGGGCAACTAATCCCAAAGGCTTCAGGGCCGCTCTCGCCCCGGCTCGGGCTCGGGGATCGACGGCTCGGGCCACGGCTGGACCGGATTACATGCGAGACGTTGCGCCCAGCGCATCGCCTCGATGTCGTCGGTATTCGCGTGCTTCATGGCAAGCCAACCCTCCGCCTCGCTCACGAGCCGACAGAACCAGAGCACGCCCGCCGCGTCGCGGCAGAGCGCCACTTCGCCGAAGATCAGCGAGGGGCAGACCCAGGCCGGCGCGAGGGGTTTTAGATCGTCCACACTTCGAGCATACGTTCGATACGAACGAGGATCGCTACTTTCGCCACGGAAAAGACGCACGCGCGCATGGGGTCCGCGACGGCCAAGAGGTCACGCTGGCTGCAGTTTTTCTTGGGCCTTGAAAAAGCAACAGTTTAGGTACTTCCAGGACTGTTCTTAGATCAAGCGATCGCTGGATTATTGGCAGTGCCGAGAACAAGAAAACCACCCGTCGCATCGACCGGGATTGTCGCCTATTACCGGGTTTCGACCGACCGCCAGAAGATCAGCGGGCTAGGGCTCGAAGCGCAGCGCGAGGCGGTAGCGCGACTCGCCAAACAGACACCCATCCTCGCCGAGTACACCGAGGCCGAATCGGGCAAGCGTCACGAGAACCGGCCCCAGCTCATGGCCGCGATCGCCGAGGCGAAGCGCCGGCGGGGAACGCTGATGATTGCGAAGCTCGATCGCCTGGCGCGCAACGTTCACTTCATTTCGGGGTTGATGGAAGGAGGCGTCGATTTCGTCGCGGCCGACATGCCTTACGCGAACAGGCTTACCATCCACATACTCGCCGCGATGGCCGAGCACGAGCGCGAGATGATCTCCGAGCGCACCAGGGCCGGCATGGATGCCGTCAGGCGCGAGCTGGCCGAGAAAGGCTTCCGCATCAGCCGCCGCAGCGGCCGGAGGTTCACCGCGCTCGGCAATCCGCAGTGGCAGGCCGCGCTCGTGAAAGCGTGGGCTGTCCATCGGCGCAAGCCGGCGCCGGAGCAAGTGCGCGCAGTGATTGTGGGGTATCGAGCGGAGGGGTTAACAATCAGGGCGATTGTCGAGAGGCTGAATGAGTTGGGGATGAAAACGCCGAGTGGAGCGGCCTGGCACCCTTCCACGGTGCTGCGAGAGCTGCGCCAGGCCCGTTAGAAAAGCCGTCAGCCGCGCTTCGCGGGCTTCTTGCCCTTCTTATCGAGTCCCATCGACGTGGACTTACCCTTCGCGGCCGGAGTTTTCCCGCCGCCTGTTTTGGTTTTAGTCGCCAAACTTGATATCTCCCTTCGGGCCGAGTGTAGCGCGTTTTCGCGTTACCCTCAAAGAAACATGGACAGCGACATCGACCGCCTGATCGAAGCCACTGGTGCGAGCGTTCCGCTAGCCGCGCGTATTATCGGCCTGATCGTCGAATCAGGAGCGAGCAAGCTCGAAGTGATTTCAGCGCTGGACATCGTAAAAGTCACGCTGCCGCGGCTGAAAATCAGTCTCGACCAAGAGCTTCCCAGTCGGGCTTAGAATCGCGCTTCGGAGGATGCGCACGCTCGGCCGCTTCCGCAAGCGTTTTGAGATGAGCTGCGATCTCGCGCAGCACACCCAGAATGCCGCCTAACAGCAATTCACTCTCGGATTCTTTATCCATTCGGTTGCTCCTTTCTTCTTCGCCAGTTCTTCGGGATTGATCACGACGCCAACCCGAGACGCAACTCGATTTGCTTCAGCCGGTCTTCGACGGCATTCATGCGCAAATCGCTCGCGGTGTCGAGGTTTGAATGATCCGCTTGGAGCTTACGAAGCTTGACGGTTTGGCCGCTCGAGAACGCTTCGAATCCGCGCAACAACTCGGTCTGCATGTCGCGCATCTTTTCCACCACCCGTTGCTCCATGGCTGTCTGCATGTCGCGCATCTTTTCCACCAGCCGCGACTCCATGCCTTCGAGGTGGGTCTTCAGCTCTTCATCCATTCGGTTGCTCCTTTTTCCGGATCGTCTCGAAGACCCAGAACGCCAGTTGCACGGAGAGGAGCAGCGCTGCCAGGCCAGACAGGAATTGAACCGCTCCGGTATCCCAGGGATTCAGTCCCACTGCTCTGGCGACATTTGCCCCGATCCGCGCGAAGAATGCACCAACGTCATAAAACCGGACTGGAGAGTGGTTCACCCAGGGCCGAACCGCCATCACGTACAGCACCCAGAAGACGCCCGCCGCCAGCGTGACGCGATTCTTCGTTTTCGCGAACACCCGGCCGATGAAGGTCATTTCCCCGCCGCTTTCTTGGCCTTCGCCCGCCGCGCGGCGACGGCTTTCTTCGCAAGCTTCTTGCGCTCTTCCTCGGGCAACATGGCGATGCCCTTCGGAACCTTCCTCTGGCCACCGAGTCGGCCAAGTATTACTGCCGCCGCGCTCAACTTCTTGGCCCAACGCGCTTTTGCCGCTTTCTTCGCCGCTGCCTTGCGTTGCTCGGGTGTGGTGGCTTCCTGCCGCGCGTCGCTCATCATCTTGGCGTGCTCGGCTTTCTCTTCGTCCGTCTTTCCCTTCCACCGTTTTCGCGCCATTTCCTGCGCGGCTTTCATTGTCATTCCGCTCACCGATTATAGCGAACTTACGCAAGGTAGGAAAATGACCCTGTAACTCATCTTGCGTTCTTACGCTAGATAGCATAGACTTGTGTGAGAAAGGAGGGCCTTCATGCCCTGTATCGAGCGCTGTACCCAATGCCAGAGCGCCATCGACCCGCGCGACGGTAAATTCGCCTGCTCACACAAAGCCTGCGATGCAGACAAGCTCTGCATCGGCTGCATCTGGCAGTGTGCCGACTGTCAGCAGGATTTCTGCGAGTCGCACATCGTGGACCTCAAAGACCAACCGGAGGCCAGCCGCTACTCGCTCTACCTGTGCCACCCCTGCCTCAACCGCCGGCGCGAAACGCTTCCCGAGCGCGAGGCCGCGTAATGAAACTCGCACCCATTCACGGCTCGGAAGCCATCCGCGGCGCCGGCTACGATCCCGAGACGCAAACGCTGCATCTGCAATTCCACTCGCGCGAAGAGCCGTATCGGTTCTCGCCGGTCACAGCCGGCGAACATCAGGCGTTCCTCGCTGCCGAGTCGAAAGGCAAACACTTCCGCGCCCACTTCAAGGGACGCGCGGCGTCAGAATAACCCAACTCCTACCAGCGGCGAGAGACCGCACCACACACACAAATGCCTATCAACCGAATCAAATTCAAACCGCCCTTCGATTCGCCCTTTGTCGTCACGTTTGAAACTCTCAGCGCCGCCGAGTGCCGAAGCCAGTACAACGGCATGGAGTATCGCTACAACGTCACGAACGAAGGCCGCTCGTGTTTCCTCTACCTCACCCGGCAGGGTCATGACACCGTGCAGAAGCTTCACCCATCCGCCGGCGACGCCATCGAACTGCTGAAGTACAAATTCGACGGTCACGATTGCTTTGACGCGCGCTTTGCCGGTGCGCCGCCCGAGCCGCCGCCATCGAACGGCCCGCGCATGGTCGCTCCGCTCTCGCGTGACGGCCGCGCCAATGGCCAGCGTTACTATCTGCCGCGCGAGGCGGAGGCTCCCGCGGCCGCGCCCGAGCATCACCATCAAGCCGGAGCTGCCGCGCACCAGGAGCCGCCGGCCGCGCTGCGCGGCACTTCCCCTCTCGCCCGTTGCTTGTGCGCCGCGATCGATGCCTCTCTCGAAGCCAGCGAGTACGGCCGCTCTAAAAATTTCAGCGTGGCGTTTCTCGGTTCGGACATCCGCGCTATGGCGAATACGCTCATGATCGGCGACCAGCGCAACGGAGGGGGCGAGTCATGAAGCGCAATGAGTTCCTGACAGCCTGGGATGCCCACTTCGCGCAAGTGCGCGAGAAGGAGCTGCGCGGCCATCCACGGGCGCGCACGCTTCGCGCGATCAGCGTACGGGGCGACCACTGCGCCGGAGCGACCCACTGGCGCAAGTACCGCGCCCATTACAACGATCCGACTATGACCGAGGGCGGCCTCACGGCCGCGCTGCGATTCTTTCAGGGCCGGCGAGAGAAAGGGCCGCCACGCCTTCAGGACCACGTTCGTATCTTCCACGCCGACTGCGGCGGGATCGTTATCGGCCCGCTCGATAATCTGACGTGCGCCGAGTGCGGCCAAGGGATGAAGCTGGAGGCCGCGCGTGCTGAAGGGTAGCGGACGCACGCCGAGCATGAAGCACTTCGCGGCCCGGCTATTCGCAGTGGTCGATACGGTCGCGACGATGCCCCGCCCGCACCGCATGAACCTCGCCGAGCTGCGCGAGGCCGCCAAACCCGAAGAGCGCGCAAAGCGATCTATCGACCGCACGCACGCGACGCTTGAAGCGCTCGAAGCGCGACGCGCGAGTTACAAGGCGCAAATCGCCGAGCTGTCACGCCGCGACGAACGCGCCTCCGGACGCATCGAGAAAATCGAGGACGAGACGATTCGCCGCATGGAGGCGCAGGGCCTCAAGCGCGCCGACGGCTTCCACCACCAATTCGAGATCGCACCGAAACCGGCCGCCGTTCAGATCGACGATGAGACGCTGATACCGGCGATCTTCTTGCGCAAAATTCCGCCGGTCGCCGCTTCGACCGCGCCGGCGAAAGCGGCCATCAAAGCGGCTATCGAAGCGGGTACGAATGTCCCCGGCTGCTACCTGACGCAGGGCGTAAAACTCAAGCGCCACTAGCCTCAAACCATCATCGAAATCGAGAGCGCAGGCTACGGCCCGCGCTCTTTTTTTTGGCATGATGGGGAACGTGGCCTTGGCGCAACAGATCGTTTTGTGGTGCAAGTGCGGTTCTCTTTCGGTGAACCGCAAGGGCGTGTGCCCACGCTGCGATCGCCGCCTCCGTCTCTCGCAGCAGAACTTCGCCGGCAACCGGGAAGCCGTCCTCGCACGCGATGAGTACCGCTGCCAGGTGTGCGGCGCGTTTGAGGATGTGATCTGCCACCACCGCCCGCGTGGCTTCTCGACGTTGTGTCGCGGCGATCATGCCCGCGTGCATCGGCTATACCGTTTACGGTATGGCCTGCCGCGCAAGCTCAAGGAGCTGTGGCACGAGTGGCACCCAGAAGCGCCCGAGCAGTTGGAGCTGTGCGCCATCGAGCCCACGCCGCGCCAGGAGCCGTTGTTTCATAAATAGCCCGTGTTAATGCTGCGCGGATCAATCAGAGCACGCCGGCGAGCGGGTCGGAACGGAAGATCGTCGCCGGACGCACGTAGCGCCGCAGCGTTTGATACGAGCGCAGTCCGGTCCTCAGCATGACGGAGGTCTCGGTGGCCCCGGCTTCGATCGATGCGGTGATCATGCCGGCGCGCAAACTGTGCGCGCCAAAGCGGCCCGTCTCTTCTCCTATCAATCGGAGGCCTCGGAGTACAGCGCGGCGCACTCCGTCCGACTCGAGCCGCCCTTCGCCGAGCCCCACGCCGCGCATGGGAAGAAAGAGAGGTCCCGGTTCACGGCCGCGTCGTGCGAGCCACGCATCCAGTCCGCGCAAGGGGCAGGTGACCGCCCGCTCGCCCCGGCAAATGCCGACCAGGCGGCCGCGCCCGGTCTGGTCGGTTTTTGATTTGCCGAGCCACAGCGTGAGACCGTGATCGAGCCATTCGACATCACCGAAATCGAGCGAGACCAATTCCGAGCGCCGCCAGCCGCCGGCGAAACAGAGCAAGACCATCGCGCAATCCCGAATATCGATGAGCGCCCCGCGCGCGCGAAACGCAGGAGCCATGGCGCGAAGCTGCGCCGGCGTGAGCGCTTGCTTGCCCTGCGGCCGTTCGGCCAGGTCGCGCGCCGCGTTTCCGAGGAAATGCCGCACGCTCTCATCGCTTGGAGACGGCAAGCCGCGCTCGCGATGCATCCAATTGGCCGCTTTCATGCGCATGTGCACGGTTTCGAGCCGCAGCCCCTCCGAGATACACCAGGCGGCATGATCGATCAGCAGCGCGGGTGTGGCAGGAAGGCTTCTGGCACCCACACCGGCGCACCAGCGTTCGAAGCTCAACCAGTTCGAGCGGTAATTGCGGAGCGTGCCGGGCGCCAGATGCGCTTCGAGAATGCGCTGTTTGACGCGGCCGGCGGCCGCGAGATCGATTGTAAATGGGAACAGGGGCACTTGCTCGGGGAAGCACATGCCCGTTACTTTAGAGTTTGCGCGGGAAGCGCGTAAATTGTCCGGGGAGGACTAGGGAGTAATGACCGACCTATGACTTACTAACTACATTGCAGTGGGCTGAAACTGTTCAAGTGTAGCGAACACCTGAAACAGCGCCAGCACCGCCATTTCAATACCGGTACGCCGCCCAGCTCTGGAAAAGTCAGCGACGAACCGAACTAGAAACCCCGCCGCGTTTGGAATGAACCGCGCGCGAGCGTTGCCTCGTGCCTTTTTCATTTTCACCGAACGCGGCACAGATTCTCAAGTACCGAGGAGGACTTGTGCCAGTTTCAGTACTGCTACTTTTTCACCCACTGAGGGAAACCCTAATCGAAACGATTGGCGCCGCCGGCGCGCGCGGAGGTGTTCGAGCATGAGCACCGACAGCGTTTATGCGCAACTCATGCGCGAGATGGGCGCGCCGAGGTGGGACGGTTTCAATCCGATTGCGCCGCGCTCGCACCGCTGGATGATGGACGTTTCTCAGCCCGAGGAGATCCGTGTTTTCGGCTGGTCGCTCTGGCGCACCATCGACCGCGATCCGGAAGGAAAGACCGGGACGCCCAAGCGGAAGCGAACCTACTTCGCGCATGACGTGCGCGGGCAGCTCTCTGTAAGGCAGCTTGCAGAAGACCTGGGAATGAGCCTGTCCAATGCGTCGGACGCGCTCAAGCGCACCGTTGAAAAAGAGCGCATCCGCATCGATGACAAAGGCCGCATTTGCCCGCGCGGCGACGTACCAGAGCCTACGCGAATAAAAAGCGAAGGTGTCAAGGACGGCGATGACAATGTTTTCTGTACAGATAAGTTGGACCCCGCCTTGCGCCTTTATTTTCAACGACTTGATGTGAACCGACTCCAAGAGTACCTACGCCGTTATTTCGCCATGCCGAAAGGCTTCCGTGAGCACCTGGAAAAGCTCGATCCCGAGCAGCGGGCTTTCCACACCTGGGAGCACCTGGAAGCGGAGGAATACGGCGACCAGATCGAGGCCGACGTGATGGCGGCGGCGCGCGCCATGCGGTACGAACACCGCGACCAGAAATGGGCCGCCGCCGGATATCAAGACCAGGAGAACCGGGGCCGTCCGAAGGTCAGCCGCGAGTTGACGATCGAGCTGAAGGTGAAAACGGGACCGGAAGAGTTTTCTATACAGAAAAGTAACCCTGTTTCTGCACAAAATGGGCATTCGGATTCGTACAAAACTAAAAACGGTTCTGCACAAAAACCGCATCCTTATGGGTCTTCCAGTGATTCTCAGAGTTCTCAGAGTGGAGTGAAATCCGATGCTGTGGAAAAGGCCACGACTTCGGCAGAAAGCAACAAGGGGGCGGCTGCGCCGCGACCTCCGGAGTCAACCAAAAACCTCCCTATTGAGGTGGTTGAACGCAATCGAAGGGCCGAGATCACCCGAACAGCAGAGCGGTTGATCGGCCGCCGACTCCGGATCGATAACCCGCTGCGCGATTCGTTCCCGCAGCTTGCGCTGGACTTTGATTTACCCGTTTACTCCGTCTGCGCTTTTCTCGAACAGGAGTGCAAAGAGCAGCGCCGCGCCGGCCAGGCGGTCCCGACGCTTGCCGCGCTCCACGATCGAGCGGTGAAGAACCTGCGCGCGTGGAGCGAAAAGCATCGCACCGAAGTAGAACACTGGCGGCGGATCGAGACGCGCCATCGCGCCGAGGGTGTCAACGAACCGTTCGACCCGGCCAGCTTCAACGCCGAGATGGCGAAAGCAAAGGGTATGGCGTGAGCCGAACGGTCGAGGAGGCGATTGCCGTGCTGCTGGCCGAGTGGGAAGCGCGCGAACGCCCGAGCCAGTTATGCTCCCTCGCGATCACGCTCAGCGAGACCGCCCACAATGGGCGCCGCTTTTTGCGTTTCGCTTGCCGGAGCTACACGCCCGGCGCGCCGCCGGCGCGTGAGCTGTTGACCTTGCCGGTCAATTGGAGCGAAGCAAGCGCGGTGTTCGCGGCACTACAGGGTGAGCTGTGTTTGCTGCGCCAGGTCGGACTGAAAAAAAAGGGGAGGCTGAATGGTGGGCGACGTGTTACATACCCGGTCGGTGAACTGGATTGCGGAGGCGATCGCGCGAATCGATACGCGCGAGCCTCGGCCCGAGTTGCTGGCTGAGGCTCTGATCGAGCGCATCGATGGCCTCGCGACCATCGAGGAGTTGGCGAGTTGGGTCTATATGCAGGATCGCGGCACGGCGATCACGGTGCATGATTGCACGCGCTGGCTGGAGTTGCGGCGCGCGCAGCAGGCCGATGGGCAGGAAGGGGGTGTCTGTGACGAATAAACGAGCCTACACGCTTCCGCTGGCCGTCCAGGCGGATATCGAGGACCTGGCGGGCGCGGACGCCGCGCTTGCGCTGCTACGCGCGGAAGGACGGGAAACGGCGCGTCAAGACGTGGCCGAGGCCGCCGCCGCGCAGAAACCGAGGGTCCGCGCCGCCGGCCAGGGTGCGCTGTTCGACTTCTCGCCGGATGCGTTCGACCCTGAGTAGTACAGGCCGGTGTAGACAATTTCCCGGTGTCTAGATAGCGTGAGGAGATGCCTGAATCCATCGAAACCACTTGGCCCACCGAAACCGAAGCCGCCGCCGCCCTCGCGATCAGCGTGAAGAGCGTTCAGCGCTACGTCACAAAAGGGCTGATCGAGATCCGAAAACGGCCGCGAACGGGCCGAAAACCGGAAAATATCTGTAATCCGAGCGACGTAAGCAAGCTTTTGCCGACCGCGCATGTCGTGCAAGCGGTCGGTCTCGCGCGGGTAAGTGCTCCAGAAAGGACCCTGCGGCAGGCGCACCTTGCGCCCTTCGGCGCGGATCTTATGGCGATGATTCGGACAATTTCCCACGAGTTAGAGACAGACAAAAAGGAGCGGGAAATTGTCGCGACGCGCCCGCCGAAACTCTGGATGACGCTCAAAGAGGCGGTCGAGTATTCGGGGCTCTCGCGGCTCGATCTGCTCGAAGTGTGCAAGGAATCGCTGCGCCGCGACCGCCTGGCCGATCAAGTTTCCGAAGGGCGCTCCAAGCCGCAGCTCATCGTCCGGAAGTCGAACGGCTGGAAAATTCTGCGCCGGAGTTTGCAGGCGTTCGAGGGATGAGGAACTGGTTTCTGTTGGCCGAAAAACTGCCGGTGCTTGATCTCACCTGGCCGGACGAATTACAAGCCCGATGGTGGAAGCTCTTCGAGCGGCTATGGGCGCGGGCCAGATACCCGAGCATCGAGCGGTGAACATCTGCGTAAGCGTGGGAGGAGCGCCGAATATGTACCTTGTGGTCGGTGGACGGTGGAAGCCGGTCGAGATCAGGGCAGGGAAGCTGCGCCGGTTGCGTTGGTGGGAGCGTGCCGTCGAAGCGCTGGCTCCGCCCCTTCGGTTGGCTCGGGAAGAGCGTTTGCGCGCCGCTATGCGCTGGCTGGTTGATCACCCCGAAGTGCGGGTTAGATTCGAATGAAGGTCGGCGGCCACGGCGTCAGCGTCTCGGCGCGCAGCTTGCGAGGCACGAAAGCGTTGAAGGAATCCTCGATCGTGGTCACGGTCACACTCCACTGGTCAACCGGCGATCGCGAGGCCCGCGCCAAAGCGCTCGAGAACGTCTGTACGATGATGCGCGGCTTGCTCTGCGATGAGGAACACGCCGCGCTCATCAAACACCTGGGCGAGGAAGCGCCGGCCTAAAAGCCGGTGATCCAGGCGACGCCCGACCAGTTGGCGGTGATGTCGAAATTGTGGCCCGTGTTGTCGGAAGCCTGCGCGGTGATGACGGCTCCCGAAGCGGTTAGGGTGATGTTGTCGAGTTGATTGCCCGAGCTGGTGGCGACGGTGCGCAGCGAAGGCGTCACGATTAAATTCGTGGTGTTGAAGCCGGAAGGAACCGCCACGCTATCGCCGTCGTTCGCCGTGCCTGAACCCTGCGCCACGCGGACCCGCGTCCCGCTCACGCTGCCGAACGTAAAAATTACCCAATTGCCGTTGGCCGTCGTCTCGGTCGCGATGCCTGAGACCGCCAGCGTGCCGTTTAGCGCGCTCGGAGAGCCCGCCGCGGCGAACGCGGCCGTAATCGTATCGGCGAGTGAAACGCCGTCCACCGTGAGCGTGTCCGTCGCCAGGCCGCCGGTCACGGCTTCGCCGCCTGCCACTGTTACCGCGCCCGTTAAGGTGGTGGCGCCATCAACCGTCAGGTCGCCTCCGACCGTCACATCTCCGGTCGTTGTGATGGTGTTCGCGTCGAAAGCGCCGGTCACGTCGAGCGAACCGACCGTGAGCGTGCCGCCCACGCCGAGATCGCCTGTCAACGTCGAATCGCCCGAAACCGCGAGGTCGCCGCCGATCGAAGCGTCGCCCGTCACGGTCAGGCTCGATAGGGACGCCACGCCCGAGAGCAGTGCGAGGCCCGGTATCTGTACGTTGTCTTGCGTCCATTGCGTCGCGCCGTTCACATCCCGCGCGGTGACTTTGTAGGCCAGGCCCGAGAGCCAGATCGAGGCCCGGCCGGCGGCATCGAGCACTACCGGGTTTGTGGCCGGCGTCGCGCCGGTGGCGTCCGTGTAGGTGTCCTGCGGATTGCCGGGGCACGACGTGCCAGCCACGCAGAAATAAATGGACCCGCCTGCAAGCGGCTTTCCGGAGGCGTCGAAAAACTGCTGCTCCGGAACGGGGAACACCCCGGCGTTGATGCTCATAATTTTTCCTTTGGTTTGAGTTGTCCGAAAAATTCGGACTACTGATTTACTGCGCGGGCTGATCGAGCTTGGCGCGCGCCCGTCGTGTTTCTGTAGCTCGAAATTGAGCCCCAGACCGTGGGGCCTTCGCGTTTCTGTCGCGCGACGTCCGCAACTTTTCGCTTGTGTCGTCGCGCGACGTCCGAATATAATCGAGACGTCAAGAAAAGAAAGGAGGCCGCAATGCCGGCCACTCATTCCTGCGTCTCTGTTTCCGAACAACTCAAGAACGTGAGGTTCATCCTCAGCGTTGCCGATCAACCTCTGGTCGCCACGACCATCGATCAACTCGCCGATGAGCGTCGGCGTAAGCCCGGCGCTTCGTTTGCGAGTGCCGTGCAGTCATCGGGGCTTTCTCCCATTCGCACAACCGCTGAACGAGTGCTTCCCTCGTTCAATGCGGACTTCACCATCGCGGATCTCAGCAGCCGCATGATCGAGGCTGGGTATCAGTTTCGAACCAAGAACGTTCGCGATGCGCTCGGGCATTTACTGAAACGCCTAGGCCGCTACGGGAAGGTGAAGCTGATCAAACGGGGGTTGGCCGGAAAGCCGAGTCTGTATCGCGTAATTGGCTGACTAAGCCGAAACATGAAAGAGCCGGGCAACGCCTCGGACAACCAACTTTTGTCAAGAAAGAAAGGACCACCCAAAACGGGTCCGGCTCTTCACGCACAGTATAAACGCGTTTCGCGTGGCCAGCAATTCGTGTGCGTACCAGAGCGAGACATAGAGGCGGTTGCCCGCGCTACATGCCGCTCACTTTGGGCGGCCGGCGCCAATCCTCCGTGGCCAGGCGGTTCGCCTGTTCGTAATTCAGGCCGTCCGCGAGGCCCTGCTCCAATTTCCTTTGGTTTGAGTTGTCCGAAAAATTCGGACTACTGGTTTACTGGTTGGCCTGGTCGAGCGATTTCGGGGCCGGGCGCACGCCGACGAATCCGAGCGCGCGTTCCTCAGCCGAAGGATGATGGTGCGGCTTCGCGCGATAGGCGAGCGGCGTGTACTGCTTCGCCACGAAGGTGGCCAGCTCCTCGGCTTTTTTCACCAGCGGGTCATGCCGGTGCATGATCGGCTTGTTATAAAAATCGCGGTTTTGCAGCATCTCACCGACTACCTGGATGAACGGGTGTACTTTACCGGCGAGGGTGCGCACCGGATCGTGCGCATATTCGTACAAGTCCTTGATGTAGGACGGCAGACTCCAGCGATGGCCGTGCGCGTCGGTCGGGAAAAAGTAGTCTTTCAAGTGCCGCGGCCCGTGGCCGTGCCAGAGGTAATACATCGTCGCGCCGATCAACCCGATGACTAGCGGCGCCGCGATCGCGTAACCCATCTTGAGCGTGAAATCCGCGCCCTTCGGTGCGCTCCATTCACCGTTTTTGAGCCGCATGCGGATCGCCTCCGGAGGAGCCTTGAGTAATTTAGCGGTATCGAGGCCGGCGCCGGCCAGTTCGCGAATCGTGCCCACGTTCCAGCCCACGCTGCGCACGGTGGCCATCGACAAATCCTTAACCGTTTTGTGCCAAAACAGATTGTCATAGACGAGCTGCCCGAGCCGGTTATCGGTCGAGTCCCAGGCGTTCGCGAGAGCCGCCTGCACTACCGGATCGCTCGCATCCGCGCCGAGACGTTCGAGTTCGTACTGCGCCATATCGGCGAAGACGCCGAGCTTCTGGCGCGGAACAACGTACTGCATGATCGGCCAGGCCGAGGCTTCGAGCGCCGCGCCCGGTAGCCTGAGCAGTGCGCCGAGGATGTTCCCGGCCCGCCACGCTTCCATCATGCGTTTGACCAGGTGGGTCTGGTAAAACTCGTCCATCTGCGCCCGGCCGCCGGCGCGCACCGTCGCCTCGATGAGCGCGCCGATCCGCTCGCCCTGCGTCCCAGGTGCCATCCATTCCTTAAGCATTTTGTCGCCGCGCAGAATGTTTGCAATCGGCGCTATCGGCGTTTGCGCGATCGAGGAGAGGCCCTTTTTCACGTCGCCATGCGCGAGCTGGTAAATACCGAGCGCGAGCTTCGAGGTCGCGACATCGATGGTCGTAAAGCCCAAGTGGAAGGCCGAGAAGCCGAGCTGCGCCTGGTTCATCAGATTCGCCGCGCCCATGTAGGCACGGAAGAGCGCGTATTTTTCGCGCAGGCCCGGCGAGAGGTAGTGATTCAGCACCCGCGCGGCGGGCTCCGGCGCCCACCAGTGGCCCTTGATCACCAGGCCGCCCACGTCGTAGGGTTGCGAGATCGGCTCGACTTCGGTATCGCCCTCGATGTCGCGCAGCGCGTGCAGCTTTGGATTGTCGTCGAGGAACTTTTCCCACTCGGCGAAAACCATCGGCGCGGTGCGCTTGAAGAGTTCTCGCGCTCCGACCCACATTTCGGCGAGCTGCGCCATTTTTTCCTCGCGCTTGTGGGTGTACTCTTTGCGGCCTTCGCGCAGGTCGGCGAGCGCCATCAGCTCGGCTTTGAATTTCTTGCGCTGCTGGATGGCCGCCTGCAAGGTCTTCAATTCTTTGCGGGCTTCGCGGCGATCCTCGAGCGAGGACGATTTACTTTTGATCGTGTGGTACGCGCGCTTGAGCCGTGCCACCGTCTGAGCGTCCGGATACTCGGTTACGAAGCGTTTCCCCGAGCCCGCTAGCCAATCGATCTGATGGCCGATTTCGTGCGCGAGTACGTCTTCCGCCGTGCCGTGCATGGTCTTAATTTCGCCGGTGCCTTGACGGGCGCGGCCGATTGCGCCGCGCAGGTTATCGAAGCCGCGCTTGTGCTTCAGGTCGAGCGCGTCGATCACCTTGTCAAGGCCGCCCCATAGGCCGCGATTCGGGTATTCGGCGATGTGCTGGATGCTCGGCCCGTAGACGGTTGCGACCGGATCATCGATCTTCTGCCAGCCCGGCGGGGCCTGGCCCTCGCGCGCATCGACGAAGCGGAGCTGCTTCGCCTCTTTCAGGTCTTTGAGGATGCGATGCGCCGCCAGATATTTGTCCATCTGCAGCAGCTTCGCGATGACCAGCTCGACCGGGTTATCGGAGAGCGGTTCAAGGCCGGCGTCGATGCCGATCATGAACGAATCGATACTCCGCTTTTTGAGGAACGACTTCGAGCCTTCGAGCGGTCGCTTGCCGTAGTCCTGGTACAGCTCGGCCGCTTTCTGGACATCCTTCCAGATGTGCGGGAAGTAGTTCTCGATGAAACTCTGGAGTTTACCGGTGCCGAGTTGTCGCACGGCTTCGCGCCGCTCATCGAGCAGGGAGCGGATGAGGTCGGCGAAGTGTTGTAGCAACGGCTCAGCCTGTTTTTCGCCGGCTTCCATGCGGTCGATAAATTCGTAGTTCTCGGCCTGCGAGTGCGCATCGAAGTAACGCTTGGCAACGGCGAGGGTCGCCTGGGCGATGTCGGCGGCCCGCTGCCGCTCGGCCGCCCGGTAGCGCGTGCTGAGCGCGGCGGTTTCGGCTCCCACGCGGGATGCCGGCGCGAAGAGTTTCTTCAAATCGTCGCCCGCGTGCCGAATGAGCTGTGCGAGTTCCTTCGCCGTTGGGATGACGTCGGCTTTTGTGAACTTCTCAAAGTACGGCTGCATCGCGCCGAGGCCCGAGCCGAACAGATCGCCCTGCGGTGGCTTCTCGTTCGTGTCGAACAGGCCGCCCTGTGGGTTCTCTTTCGAGCGCCTGAGTTTTTTGCGCTGCTCGTCGCGCGTGAGTGGCGCGTTGAGCTGCGCGGTGAGGCGTTCGCCTTCGAGCTGGTCGCGATCGCGCGCCGCGTCCGACGCTACTTCGTCGTTTTCGCCGGCGTCGAAGAGAGAGGGTTCGCGTTCGTTATCGGGTGGTGGCCGCCGCGCGTTTTCGCTCTCGACACCTTCTCCGTCCCCGGATTCACGTAAAACTTCGGCGCCGGTGTTACCTCTGTCGGGATGATCGTTTTCCCCTTCGCCAGAGCCCGGTCCACCGAGCGTTGCGCCCGTTCGAGCTCCGGGTCGGAGTGCGTCGAAGATGCGGCGCGCGATTGGTTTCGTGTCGGCATAGCCATACTCCTCCTTCAAAGATTGCACGTATTCGGCCGCGAGCGTACGGGCCTCGGAGAGCGATAGTCCTAGTTCCCGGTACCGGTTCTCGGCCAGCAGGCGCACGCCGATCTCGGCCGCAGCCTCACCAGCGGAAGCAAAATCGTACCCGTACCGCCGTTCGAGGCTGGTCTTCGCGCGCGCGCCGAGCGGTGATCCGAGGAAGCCCGCGGCGGCGCTTCCGAGATGCTCTCTGAGTGGCCGGCCGGTGCGCGCCCGCTGTAGCGCGTGGTCCAGCTCTTCCTGCAAACTGAGCGCGCGCTCTTCGGCCGAAGTGTCTGCGCCATCTTTGATGACGATCAACGATTTCCCCGCCTGCTCGGCCTGCTCGACGATCCGTTGAAGCTCGCGCACGGCGGCCGGCGCAGCGCGGCCGAAGCTCTTCTCGTCAGCCTTCAGATTCTTGAGAAGGGCGGCGAGCTGGGCCGGTTCGACGTGCTCACCCCCGATTACGGTGTCGTCGTTCACGAGGCGCGTGTTGCGGTGCAGATATTCGATGCCGCTGCGGTTCGCCACGTAGGCGAGCGCGTTCGCCGCATCACCCTCATCGAGTGGAATCGCTTCGAAACGCGCCTGCCGTGCGTGATAGATATCGGGTGCGTTGCGCGGGTAGTGCTCGTCGCGATTACCGGAGAGCTCGGGCGCACGCGAGGATTCGGCGCGGACCGGCTCCGGCCCTAAATCTTCGCCGGAGGCTCTGCCGGTTCCTGCGCTTCCTTCTGGCGTTTGGCCTTCAGGTAATCCCGCATTTGCCGGTCTGCCTTGATCGCTTCCGCCGCCTCGTCCGCTATCCGCTCGGCCGCTTCCGCCGATGGTTTCTGTGAGGACTTGTCGGATTCTTTCGTAGGCATCGTTTTTTAGCTGCGCCGCCGGCGCGCCCTGTGCAAGCTGACGCGCGGAAGCGTCCAGCACATCGTTGACCGGCCCCGCGCTCGTTTTGAGTTTGTCATAAACTTCTTGCGCCTGCGCGGCTTCCTGCGCGACACGCGCGTTTGCTTCGGTCTTGATGACGTTGCCCACCGAACCGAGCTGTTCAGCCGCGCGTGGCGTTGATGCGCTCGAAAAGACCCGCCGCTCTTCGCCTAAGCGCCTGCGGATGTAATCGGAAATTTCGGCTTTCTCGAAGGCCGCGTTTTGGCGCACCTCTTCCTCGCCGAAGAGATTCGTCTGGTTTTCGGTGACGTGCTCGACCGGCCCGTTTTTTACGAAGTCGATCAGCTCGCGTACTTCGCTGTTGGTCGGACGCTTGCCGCGCGTCTCCGCTTTATCGAGCAGCGCGAGCGCGGCGGCCTGTTCCTGGTGGTTGGGCAGCGCTTCGCCGAGGACCGCCGCCCGCTCGACGGGTAAATCGCCGCGTACCACGCGATCAAAAATCGCCGGCGACAAATTCGCGAGCGCCATACCCGAGCGCGTCATCGAGCCACGCATCGACACGCCGCGCTTTTCGAGCGTTTCAGGCGTGAGGCCGGAATCGCGAAAGACCTTCGCCGCGTCGATGGGCGTCCCGCGCCCTTCACCGATGTTGATCAACGCGCCGACGCGATAGGCTTCCTGCGCGTTCGCCGCATTGACGTAGCGCGCCCAAACAGTCGGAGCGCCGGTGCGTTTCGCGAGTTCGAGGCGGTGGTGGCCGTTGACGACGTACGTTTTGCCGTCCGCCGGATCGTGCCATACCGAGATCACGCCCGCGAGGTCGGGATCGAAGACGCGAATATTCTTCAGCTCTTCGCCGACGCCCGCTTTGCCGCCGGTGTCGGCTTTGAACTGGAAGCGCACCGGGTCCGCGTGAATGTTCTCGGTCGGTAGTTCGGAAATGCCGCGCGGCGGTGCGGTCGGCGCTGCGGTTAATTCGTCAGTTGCGGCGGCCGGCGCCAGTCTTCCATCGCCAGGCGATTCGCCTCCGGGTAGCTCAGACCCTCCGCTAGGCCCTGCTCCAGTTGTCTCGACGCGCGTAACGCGGCCGACTCCACTTTCATTTCCAGGCGTCCCGCTTGTTTCAGCCGGGCCGCCAGGTCCGGGTAGCTGCTTTCCCAATGCGCCGCGATCCGGCTCAGCAGGTGGTCTTCCGACATTCCCCTCAATTGTCGGTTCGGGATTTCGAGCGGCCGGCATCGCTTCAGCAGGCAATGATGCGATGGATTGCGGCCGAGGCTGTTGCTGCTTTGCGAACTTCGAGAGGATAAATGCTGCATCTGCCGGGTCGGCGAAGCGCGATGCGGCCCCTTTCGCGGCCGCCTTGCTGACAGCGGCGGTGTCCCAGCCCTGCTCTTGCGCGAGTCGGGCTCCGTAACGGAGCTGCGCATACGCAGTCGGGTTCGCTTCGGGCTTTTCTGGATCGAAGCGGGAGAGCGCCCACTTCAGCGAATCGCCCAGTTCTTCCGGGGTGTCGCCCCCGATCCGGCCGAGCGCTTGCCGCATCGCTTTCGCTTCGTCAAGGCTATGCTCTTCCGGTTGGTCGATTCCAAATAGCCGATTTGTCTGTTCCGGCGAGAGGGTGGCTTCCATCCTGCCTAGCTCTGCGGAGGCGGCATCCGCGCGATCGACATCATGCCCGTTTGCCGTCCTTTGCAGTCGGTTGTAGCGTTCGGCCCCCCGTTCCCCGAATAGATCCGCAAGGAGACTGTTTTCCTCAGTCGTACGTTGCCGGATTAGTTGGTCGAGCTCGTCCGGGCTCATTTCGTGCAGCGGCGTTCGCGTGGGCGCTCCCGGTTCGGAGCTCTGTTCCAAATTGGAACGCGCGGGCGTGCTCTCGACGGCGAAACCGGCGGGAATGGGCGGCGCTTCTCGAGCGGCCGCCGGCGTCGGCGCGGGCGTGCTCTCGACTTCGAAGCCTTTCGGGATGGCGGGAGTTTCCGGCGCCGGAGCTGCGGGAGCGGGAGGCTCGGGAACGGGAGGCTCGGGAACGGGAGGCGGTGCGACCGGCCGCGAGACAACCGGCTGCTTTCCTTGCGGCGGCCCGGCTGGTTGCAGGCCCGCAGGTTCAGGCGGCGGCTGCTCGTTATAGTGCTGCGCCCCTTCGGCGAGGACTTGCGCGGCGGCGGTGTCGTTGTGCCGCTCGATCGCCTCCGAGATTTCGGAATTGAGGCCCTTGAAACTCGTCCGCGCGTGTAGGCCGGCGAGCGTGCCGAGTATCGCTTGCACCCCACCCATGCCGAGCTGCCGCAGTGCTTCGTTATCGTCGCCCTTCTGGTGTGCCGCGTAAGCGGCCCTGGCTGCGTCCGTCGCGCCGCTGAGACTCTGACCGGCGAAGTACGCCGAGAGGCCCGTATTGATCGCCTGGCCGAGCAGGGGCGCCACTTCTCCGACTGCGCCGAGGCCGCCCGTCGCGGCCATGATGAGCAGATTTTTGGGCGTCAGTAAACCGGAGAGCGCCTGGTTGGCGCTATGCGCCAGAATTTGGCCGGGCGTGGCGTTCGGGCCTGGCTCCGCCCCTTCGAGGCGCACCACGGGTAAGGTCGCCGTCGGCTGATCGCCGATGCGCGCGCCGCTCATCGAGGGGAAAGCGCGCCCTAGCGTGGTCTCGCCCTGCGGCCCGCCGAAAATGCGTTGGCGGATTTGATCGAGCACCGATGGGGTGTTGGGCCGCAGGCCTGGCCCTGGCGCTGTGTCCGGTGTCGATTCGACTTCGTACCCCGGCGGGATCGCGGCGGCGGCCGGCTGCGTTGGCGTCGATTCGACTGCGAACCCCGGCGGGATTACGGGAGCGGCGTCCATTTACCGCCCCTCAGAATGAGCCGCTGCTTCGGATTGGTGTTACTGCGAACGATCGTGCCCTCGACCGGCGGCGCTTGCTGTTGCGGCCCGTTCGCCTGCTGGCCGCCGCGTGCCGCTGCCGCCTGTTCATTTGAGACCGTGGGTGTGCCGCCGTTCTGGACGATGGCCGCGTTTTTGCGCACCGTCGCCGCGTTCGCCGCTTTAATCGCCGCTTGCCGGCGCGTCTGCATATCGGAGATGAAGCCCGGCTTTACGGACGCGAGGCGCGTTTGATAATCTTCCGGCTCCTCGTTCTTCAGTTGCGGCACGGCGCGCGACCAGGGAACCGGCTGGCCCTTGTTGTCTACGTAGTAGTCGCCCTGCTTGATGGCGTTCTGCAGCCCGCTATTCAGCGCATCTTGCGCGGCTTCGTCTTTGAGCGCCGCTTGATATTGCGCGTCGTTTTTGAAAGCTACGTTCGTCGCCTGGCCCGGCGTGAGACCGCCGTTCGCGGTCTTGTTGTCGATGCGCTGCTGGCCCTGGTCGGCCCGCGTCGAGGCGGTGTTCTCCATCGCCCGGTCATGCCGGCTACGCTCGTCAGCGGTCGCCGCGAGGCGCGTGCTCGTGGCCAGCTCAGCAGGCGATTGCCCGGCGCGCTGTAGGACGCCCGGCGAGGCTGCGGGGTCATAGCTCGCACCGGGAACCACCTGTTGCAGTCGAGCCTGTACGGCCGGGCTGAACTTCTTCAATTGCGCCTGATAGCTCGCGGCATCCTTCGGCGGATTCGCCAGCACGTTCGAAACGGCGCTCTTGAAATCGGCCTCGCCCTGAAGGCGCTGCGCGTTCGCGAGATCGGCCTGGCCTTGATCCACCCGGCCGCCGGCAGTCTTCGCGGCGCTATCGAGTTTGCTCTGAGCCCCGCTGTTGCGGCGTAGCTGTTCGAGCTGAGGAAGGAAGCTCGGGTCATACTGCGCCGGCAGTTCGCCGGGGTTCACTTGGTGATTCGCGATTGCGCTCTTTACCGCGATCGGATAGAGCAGAGCGCGCGCCTCCGGAGGCGCGTCGAGAATCGAAGCGGCCACGCTTGCGAGATTGTCGCGATGCGCGGTTTGTAATTTATTGTTCGATTCGGCCAGCGTGTTGAGGCCGGTCTGAAAGGCGACGGCGTTCTTCTGGTACTGCATGGCCGCGACGCCGTTGCCCGCTTGCCCGAGCGCCTGTACAACGCCGTCGTGGTTGATCGAGATCCGCCCGGTGGTTGGATCGGTCACGATATTGGCCTGCACGGCTTTGTTGGTGTCGGCTTCGTTCTTCAGCTCAATTGCGCGCTGCTGGTTTTCCTGGCCAGCGGCTACAATCTGCTGCTGCTGTAGCTGGCCCTGGTTCATCAGGTTGCGCAAATTGGCGTACTGCGAGAAGACCTGCGCCGGCTGGTCGATCTGCGGCGGCCGGTAGTCGAGAGAGATGGAAGGATCGGTCATGGTTTAGTGACTCCCGGCGCTTGAGCCGTCTGAAGTGTCTACGTAGTCGGGCACGCCCTTATAGCCCGACTGGTTCCCCTGCTGCGCGAGCGCTTGTATCGCGAGCCCGTTCGTTACGCCGTTCGCCGCGCCGCCGAGGCCCGAGGCCCAGGCGTTCGCCGAGCCGATCGTTCCCGCCGCCGTCGCCGCCGCCGCGTTCGTGATGTCGTTGCCTTGCGCCGCTGCGCCGCTGAGCGCGGTAGACGAGTAATTATTCGCCGCCGCGGTGCCGGCCTGCGTCACGGTGTTATTCGCCGATTCGCCGAGACCCGCGAGGCTGAGCAGGTTGCCGTAGTTCGCCTGGCGCGTGCCCATGAACTGGTTGTAGGCTTGGCCGTACGCATTGGTCGCGTAATTGGTCGCATACTGTATGCCCGCTTTGTCCGCGCCTCCGGACCCGACCGAGCCGCCGGCCGCTTCCGCTCGTTCGAGCGCCTGCTGGCCCTGTTGCAGGTTGAACTGATAGCCGGGGTCCTGCGCCATGATTTGCGCGGAGGTGGGCGTCGAATTGAACTGACCGCCCGCCGCCGTGCCGGTCGCAAGCGCCTGTAACGCGCCGGTTCCAGTCGCCTGGTAGGGCGCGGAGTAACCCTGCGCGTTCGAGTAAACCTGCTTGTCGAAATTGAGCGCGTCGGTTTCGGTGTTCGCTTCGAGCTGCGCGGCCCTGGTCGAGGCGGCGGCCTGCGTTTGTGCGGCCGACTGCGCCGCGTTCGAGCCGAGCAATCCGCCGAGGATCGAAGTCACGCCGGTTGTCGCGGCTCCTACTGCTGCAAGTGGCATTTTGGAAAATCCTTTTAGTCGGGCTTCGAGATGCCCAGAAGAATCAAGTCGTGAAGCGTGCCGTCTTTGAGATAGGCCCGCTCATTCAGGCCGAACTGCGTCAACCCCGCGCGCTCGGCAAAGCGCAGCGCACGCCGGTTGTAAGTCGGTACGTTCGTGATCAGCCGCCGGCAGGCGGTGTGCGACCACAGCCACGCGAGCATTTCTTCGCTGGCCTGGCGGGCGCGCGATCCCCACGCTTCCGGCAAAAAGCTGGTGTGTATTTCCCAACACGCGCCGCGAATTTCGAACAGCCACACGCCGAGCACTTCGGCGCCATCTTTCGGAACGAGGTAGAGCAGCGTCGGGCCTGCAAAGCCTGGCTGCCAGTATTCCCGCGCTGCCGTGAAGTCGTCGGCGACATGCGGCCAAATCTTCGGATGCGTGACAATCGAGCGGATAAGCGCCTCGTCCGTCGTGTACTCGAACGTCATGGGCTCCAGCCTCAGACGATTTCGATACCCGAGACCATCAGCGTTACGGAGGTGTTCGCGTCGGCAAGCGCCTGAATCGAGTCGCCCGGCATGAGCACCTGGTTCTCGGCTTCGTAGGCTTCGTAAGTCGCGCCCGCGCCGATGGCCTTCGCATCGGTGATGGTTGAAGCGTCGCCCGAAGAGCCGGCCGAGGGAACGAGATACAGCGTGAGAGAGACCGCGCCGCCCGAGGTGTTGGTGGCAGTTACTTTTTTTATGAGCGTCGTCGTTTTGGCCGGAGCGGTGTAATACGTCGCTACGCTAGTCGTGAGCTGCGAGCCCTCGACCAGCCGTTTGTTGGTGGTCATCGAAAAAATCCTTGGAAAGAAGTAAGTGGCTTTAGAGCGAGGTCAGGCCGTAGTCAACGGTGATGTAGAGGTAGTTCCCAGAGAGCGCGTTGTTGACGCGGCAACTGAGCGTGGTGGCGGCGGCGGATGGCTTATAGAAGAATCCAGGGGGCGAATTGTACGTCAGAATGAGCGGCGTCGTCGGTGCGCTCGGAGCGCTCGACGGTGGCCACACCACCCATTGCGCGAGCACGCCATCGGTCGAGTCGTTTACCGTAACGAGAAAGGCCGTGGCAAAAAAGACCGAAGGATCGACATCGAACTTGATCCCGGTTAGGTAGTAGTGCTGGCCGCTCGGCGCGGTGACGAGCGTAACCGCCGTGGTGCTTGTGCCGAACGCGCCGCTCGCTTTGATCTTGGTCGAGATCTGAACCGGAACTACCACGTCTCCCGAGGCGAGCGCGTAACCGCGCGAGAGCAACTTCCCGCTTGCGTCTGTAGCGACCGCCCGCAGGTCGGTGCCGTCCGAGCCGCCGATTTGCAAGGCACTCACGGGAACCGCTGAACCGGGAGTCGTGATCGTGTTATCGAGCGCGAGATCTGTGACCGTGATCGGGAAATGCGAGAGCGGTACGTAAACCGGGAGCGCGTTGGCGCTCGTCACCGGATTGCCCGACGAATCGTAGAGCACCACCTGTTGCCGGCCGCCCGTGTCGGTTGCAAACGTCCGAATATCGGTGCCGTCCGAGCCGCCGACTTGCTGAGTCTTCGCAGGGACCGCCGTGCCGTTCGAGGCGATAGTCGCATCGAGCGAGGCTTCCGTTACCGGAACGGTGCCGCTGATCGAGATCGTGCCGCTTACCGGGAGCGTGATCGACGAAGACTTGAGATTGACATCGAGCGCGCCGCCCGTCGAAGAGATCGGATTACCGTCGCCGTCGTAAGTGAAGCTGCGCGGGTCCGCGAGATCGCTATAGGCGAGCTGAGCCTGCATGTCTTCGAGATCGCCGCGCGTCACTTCCGGCCGTGGCGTCGATTCCGGCTGAGCATCCGGCGTAAAATCGCGCGGCGTGAGCGGTTCGGCGCGCTTGAGCGCGTCTTCAATTTCCTGAGTAACATTGCGCGTCGGGTCGGACTGCGCCTGAAGCAGAGCGTCTTGAATCGCAGCGACGATATCGACCGGGTTCCGCTCATCGAAGGCCGACGCGAGCGTCCCATCGGTTACGCCGTCCGCGATGTTTTCGAGCAGGTTCGACGCCATGAGCTGCTGGTGAAACCACATCAGCCAGGCTTTCGTGAAGCGCCCGTCTTTGTCGAACATCCCATCGCGCGTGGGCGCTTGCTGGTTGTAAGTGGTCGGGTCGGGCGTCAGTGGCACTTAGCGGCCCTCCGGCATAGCATCTAAATCCGCTTCGACAATCGCGACTAAGACGGGCTCCGCGCACTCGACCCACAGCACGCGGTTATTCGAGCGGCCGAGCTGCGGCCACTTGAGCAACTTCTGGTACTCGCCGATTTTGCCGAGCGATCGCTGGCGCGGCGCGTTGAACGTTTTGCCGCCGTCGTTTGAAGTGCGTAGGATCATTTTTGGGTCGGTGCCCGCCCCCGCGTTGCCCGTGGGCAGCGCCGGCACGGAGGAAAACTCCGTGGTGGTGTCGATTCCTTCCTCGCCGGCGTCGATAACGATTTGTAACTGCGAATTGAGGATCAGCTCGACGGCGGGCGAAAGCGCCTGGCTCACGTTGCCCGAGCCATCGGCGGTGAGATCGAAAACCGTTGTACCCGCTACCGCCGTGAACGTCGCCGTACCGCTTGCGTTCGCGGTCGCGCCCGTGATCGAGAGCAGGATCGCGTACCACGGCGGCCCGAAGGCGGTCGGCGCGTTGTCGCTCGGCGTGGTTTTGAACGTGTAGTTAAACGTCGCCATCAGCCCACGTCCTCGGTCAAGAGAATCGATTGCGTCTGCGGTGTAGGCGCGCCGGTGAGTCCGACGCCGACCTCCGTCAAGAGGCGCAGCTCGGAGTAATAGACGTAGCGCCCGCCCTGGTTCACGAGACCGGGTGTGATGCGGATTCGCCGGATCGCGTCGCCCACGTCGTCGGCGTAGTTCATCGACTGCTCGTAGATATTCCCGGTCTGCCAGTCGCCCACCAGATGTTTGCCGAAAGCGTGCATGTGGGTTCGCGCCCGATCCGCGTACCAAGCCCCCTGCCGCGCGTTCCAACGCCGCCGCTCGGCCCAGAGGCCGGTTGATACGTCATAGACCCAGGTAGCGCCGCGGCCGCTGTTTGCGCTCGGAAAATGCACACACCAAAACGTGTGCCCGTTTTCCTGGTACGTGTAGCAGACGCCGTTCGCAATGGTCGGGTACTTCGCGATCTGCGTTTCGAAGCCGTGGTCACTGATGCGGGACGGCGTGTAACCGGAAGCGCGCCAGGCCATGCGCGCGCCTTCGCGGTTTTCGGAGATCCAGAAAATCGTGTTGTCGGCGTTCGCGACCAGCGATTGACCGGCGAGCCCCTGATCGCAAAACGCGCTCTCTAAGCGCGTGAAAGGAAAATTCGGATCGCCCGAATCGACGTAGACTTCGCCGTGCGTGTTGAACAGTAGCCAGAGCTGGCGTTGCTCGGCGATCATGCCGACCAGGTTGCCGGCCTGCCCCGGCGCGTTGCCGAAGTCAAGCGGGTTCCACGTCAGGCAATCGAACAAACCCGAGATAGAGAAATTCTGCGAGTTCGGCTGTTGCACGATGTGGTAGCCGTCAATGAAGCAGGGACACTGGCCGCCGGCGGGGAAGGTCGTAATAAACGTGAGGGTGTTCGACGTGAGATCGAAGCACCAGCCGTTACCGGCGCACGTGATTAAGAGCTGCGATTGAGACGGTGTGATTTCCGTCCGATAGGCCGCCGCCGGCCCGACCGCGCCGCGCGAAACCAACGTCTGACCGGCGAAGACTTCATAGAGCACGCCGGATGCGATCGCAAACGCGCGCCCGTTGATCTCGGCTTCCGCCTGCACGTACGCGCCGCCGGTCGCAAGCCAGAGCTTTTTTCCCGGCGCCGAAAGTAAAACCCGCGAGCTTTTGGTTCGTCCGGTCGGCGAGCCCACAGTCTCGACGTAGAAATTGATGGTCTGCTCGTCATCGGACTGCGACGAAACGCCGCGATAGGAGCCGCCAATCAGTTCATTGAAAGGTGCCATGGATTACTCGGCGGAGGGTAGGCCGTCCAACCAGTTAAAGTCGCCGCGCGTCGTGGCGTTTGCGGGATGGCCCTGCGCGCCGTAGTCGGCGGATGCGATGCGCGGGGACTTGGCATTATTCGCGTAAACCACGCTGCGCGCCTCTGCCGCGCGCTCCTTGAGGTCCATCGGCATGGGGCGGCCGTACGGGGTAACGGAATGCTCGGCGAGCGTGAGCATCGTCGCCAGCTCATAACCGGGGGGTGCCGAGAACGTCGCGCTCACATCGACTGCGCCCGCGTCGGTCAGGGGCACTTGCGTTAGCAGAATCCAGGTTTGAAGGCGGATGTCGTAAGCGAAGGACGGGACCGGCCAGATGAAGAGTGCGCCGTTCGGCCAGCCGGTCTTGTAATAGCAATCGGTCGGAACGCTCGACGTTATTTTTTTTGTCGTCTGATCGGCCCACCACATCGCGTCACGGATGTTCATCGGCACATCGACCGGCGTCCCGGTGTTGGTGAGCACGATGGCAGCGCTTTCTAGTTTCACGGGCCGTACGTCATAGGCGAAGTCCGGACTCGTGAGGCCCGGCCCCAACAGCGTGGGCTGGTGGCCGGATGTGAGGGTGAACTTGTTAAAAACGGTCCCGTAGGCAAAGATCCTGCGGGCGGTCCACATGTCGATGATGCGTTGCAAGCGCCGCGCGCCTTGCGTGAGGTCGTCGGCTTCGAGATCGTCGTTCGGGTTATAAACGCCAATCTCGCGCAGCGCATCGGCCAGTATCTCGCCCCAGGTGTTCGTCATGCGCCCTACCCTTTGGCCTTGCTGCGTCCGGTGGCGGCGGGCGCAAGCACAACCTCGGCCTTCGGCTCTTCGTCCTGCTCATCGCGCGGCAGCGGAGCGGGCTTTCGTTCGTAACCGGATTCGAGCGCGGCGGCCAGCTCCGATTCGTTCTGCACGATTTTGTGTTTGCCGGTCGCGTGCTTATAGACCGTGGTTGGGTAGGGTCGATGCACATGCGGCACTTTCGGCGGGTTGTTCAGATCAAACTCGCGCGTCGCCTTGTTTGCGCCGTCGTGATCCGACACAAGGGCGCGCATTTTCTCGACCTCTTCGTACGAGAGGGACGTTCTGTTATTTCCCATGGATTCCAATCGGAAGGCGTCGCGCTGCGCTTCAGACGGCAGTCCGAAGATGGCGGCGTGCGCTTCCGCTTTCTGCTCTTTTGTGAGCGAGGATCTTGGCCGGCCTCGAAAAGCCTGCGCCTCATTGATTGACATAAAAAAAACTCCCTGGAGACGGCCGAAGCCGGTCCAGGGAGCAACAGGGAGAAGAGAAGACTAGGAGCCTTGCACGTAGAATTTGCTGGTGTGCGGGTCGTAGTTGAAGACGTACGCTTTGCCGACCACCACCACGCCGCCCGTGAGGACGTTGGTGGTGGCACTCGCGACCGAGATGTTGCCCGCCGCCGTCCAGGTGAACACCGCATCAGCAACGATGGTGATGGTGCCGCCGGCCGCCGGATCGAAGCCGACCGGCAGCGTGAATCCGGTGATGGCGCTCGTTCCGGTGACGTGAAACAGCGGACCACTCGGCAGAATCGCGCCGGCAGCGGAAGCGACCGCGGCGGTGGTATTCGGCTGAGCGCTGGTGTTACCGAAGCCCGGCGCTACATTGCCGTTGATCGAGCACAGCCATTCTAAGCCGTTCGTGACGTTGACCACGGGCTTGTACTGAAACACGCCCGAGCCGGCCGTACATTGTCCCTGGGGATCGACCGAGACGAACGCATTCGGAGGCCCGAGCAATACGCCCGCTCCAGAGACGTGCTGCGATGCCCGCGTACCGGACGCGCCGCGCTGCACGGTCAGGACCGTGCCGTTCGCCGCTTCGACAAACAGCGCTTCTTTATCGACGAAGAGCAGCGTCGAAGTCGCGGTTACGCCGGTCGCCGAAGCAACCGTAATCTGAGTTTGGCCGGAAGTGATCGCGGCAGAAAGAGTGGTCTGTGTAAGTGGCGTTTGCGCGCACAACGGCAGCGCGGCGGCCACAAGCAACAGAGGAAGGGAACGTAGGAACTTCATTTTGAAAAAGGGAACCTCAAATGTTTGTCTGGAAAAGGGCCACTCATCTGAGTGGCCCTAGTCGTGTGGGTTGCTTGCGGCCTATTGGCCGAGAACGCAAACTGCGCCGTTGTCCTGGTACAGATTGCCGAAGCCGATCAGCGAGTCCATGCGGTTAATCTGCATGCTGCGTACCGGGTCCCAGGCAAGCACTTTGCGAACCGCGATACGGGTATCGGTGTCCTGCGCCTGGCCGGACTGCTCGACAGCTTTCGGGACGTACAGCTTCGCGCCCACGAGCGCAAAAGCGTAGCGCGAAAGCGCAAGGCCCATGGTGCCGACCTTGCCGTTAGGCGAAGCCGTTCCAGGGAACAGCGAGATCGTTGCGCCATCGATCGGCAGGTCATCGACGTTCTGGTACTGGCTTCCCGGCCCATAGAGCGACGGCAGAATATTGAGGGTGTCGTTGCCGCCCGTGAGCACGAGGGTCTGTGTAACCGTCAGGGTTTTCATGGTCAGCGGACCCGCCGCGCGGCGAGTCATCGGGTTAACGCCGTTGACGTTGAGGATGCCGATTTTGTCGCCCTTATTCAACGTGTCGGCCGTCGTGCCGGTGATGATGAGCTGCGTCCCGGATTGACCAGAGCCCACGATGGTGGGCGCGCTGGTCAGCGTGCCGGCCGTGTGCGAATAGATGGAGTTCGACTCGTAGAAGTCGAAGCCCGCGAGACGGCCGATTGCGCCGTCTTTCCACATTTTCGTGATTTCGTCAACCGGATTGAAAACGTTCGTGATCGCGCTGCCGAGCGTCGCCATCATCGAAGACGAGATCTGCATGCAGCGCTTACCGGGAGGGCAAGCTTGCTGCTTCATGATCTGGCGAGCCAGGTAGAAGGTCGCGACCGTCGCCGGGTCGGTGCCGAGGATGCCGGCAATGTTCGAAGCGTTTTGATAAGCGAACTTCGCAGCGCGCGAATCAAATTCCTGAGACATCGACGCGGCGGCCGGTGCCCAGTAGTTCTCGCGCAGCTCCGCTTCCGAACGCTCCAGCTTTACGGCGCGCTCGTAGTCGTCCCATTGGAAAGAGACCTGGATCCACTCATCGAGAGAGATGGTGGTCGAGATGCGGTCGATACCCTGCGGGTCGTAACCCATCCCGTCAGTCGTGATGAAGCGCTGCGGGAATTTAACCGTGATCTGAGAACCAGGCGCAAACTCCTTTTCGAAGTCGCTCTCCCAATCGCGCGAGAAGTACTCGCAGATCTCCAGTTTGTTGAGCAAAAGCCGAAGGATTTCCATCGAAACCCAGTCGGTGTTTAGAAATTGATTTGGCACTTAAAAGCTTTCCGGGGTAGCTATTGCTGACCCCTCATGCGGGCGAGATCGCGGCGGTTCGCTTCGTTGCGGAAGCGTCCGAAATCTTTCGCGGTAGCGGCACTCTCGACCGGATCGGGAGGAGCGGACCCGCGTCCACTGGTCTCAATCGGCGGCGGCGGTGCCTTGGTTACTTTGCTGGCAGGAGGAGGAGTAAACTTGCCACTCGCGGGGTCGCGTACCGGCGTGCCGGCAGTGCCGGCTTTTTCGCCCGCGCTTGCGCCCGGCGTTTTCGCCAGTTCCTCGGAGACAAGATGCTCCATGAGGATGGCTTTTCGAATGGCTTTGCTCGGATCGGATTTACAGAGTGCAACGAAGTCGGCGACCTCGCCCTTCGAGCCCATCGCATAGAGCACGTCGGCGACAATCGGCGAATCGTCGATCACCTGGCGGATGGCCGCCGGGATTCCCTGGTCGGAGAAGATCAGCTTCGCGGCCGTCGAAATCGTCTCAGCCGCGCTGTCGCCGTAGCGTTCACTCGCGGCGGTGAGCCGTTCCTTCGCGGTCTTCGCCGCTTCAGCCTGGCGCTGCTGCTGATCGCGCTGGCGGAATAGCCGCTCGACGCGGTACTCAGCCATCGCCTCTTGATAGGTCTCAAGCGCGACTTCGTACGCTTCGTAGTCCGCGAAATCGCCAATCTCCGGCTTTTTCGGCGCGCTCAGCTCAACTGGTTTCGCGGCCGGCGGCGTTACCGCTGGTTTCTCGCCCGAGGCTGCCGGTTTCTCGGCCGCCTGCTGCGCTTCCCGTCGAAACGTTTTGAGTTCCGCCGGCGAGAGGCCAGCAGTTTTCAAATCGTCGAGCACTTCTCGCAATCGCGTTTCCGCGTTCGTGCGGTTCTTGGTTCGTTCCTGCCTTTGGCCCGCTTCCGAGGCGGGGTCAACTTCAGCGCCGGCGTCAGCACGCGCGGCGGCTCCGGATGTCGAGGTTGTCGCGGCCTCGGAGTTCGACGTTGAAGCGTCGGGCAGTTCGCCCGTCTGGCGCCAGGTGGCGTACGCTTCGGGGGATGTCGGTACGTTCAGGGGTGCGGGGGTAGACGATTCCGCCGCCGGGTGTTTCTCGTCAGGCATTCATTTACTCCGTTGTTTTTGGGTTTGCGTGATGCGCCCACGCGAGCGAGTTAGGCTGGAGGCGAATGGAATCGTTACCAGACCTGCTAAGTCAATTCCGAGAGGTTCAAGACCGCCGCCGGCTGGCGATCATCATGCGTGAGCCGGCGGTCTTCCTCCGCACGATGCTAAAGGAAGAACCCCGGCGGTAGCGATGCGACTCCCGCGCTGGTTCCATCGCTGGTACGCCCACCACTTCGGCTATTTCTGGATCGTGTGCCGGTACTGCGGCCTCTACTTCGGCGGCCACGAATCCGGCGAGCTTCCGCGGGTGGCGTTAGAACCGGGTCTATATCGAACGCCCTGCAAGCGCTGCGCCCGCGATCCGAACCTCAAGCCGCTAGTGGTTGCGGTTGGGCCGGAGGCGGCGCTGCTGCCCCTGACGCTGGCCCCTGGGGTGACGGGCCGCTTGAACCTGTCGGCTGTCCTGCCTCCGCCCCCGGATCAGGCATGAGCGCAAGGATGCGGTCGATTTGGTCAATATCGGCCTGGAAACTCGCGATAGCTTCAGACGATTTCGCCCGCATGGCCGCCTCGATGATTCCCGCCTTCGCGTTGATAAGCGCGATACGTTCGCGCGTCGCGAGTTCGGGAAGCTTCGCTTCGAGCTTCTGCGTTACCTGCGTCAACGCCTGGGAGAGCTGCTGAATCATGCCATGCGCCTGGTCGAGCTGCGCCTGGGCCGCCGGCGGTAGCGCCTGCTGCGTCGAAGGCGAAATAATATCCGCCATCTCGTCGCCCTTCGGTCCGAGCTGTTTCATGCGGATCGCGAGGCCGAGCAGCTTCGACTGCTGCGGCGGCGGAATGGGCAGAGTGCGTAAATTCTGGATCAGTAAATCGAGGAAGGTCTCGGAGGCTTCGCGCTGTGAGCGTGCGCTCGGCGTGGTCGAGATGGTGATGTCATGCACCGCCTCGGGGTTGATCACGTGATGTTCCTGTTGCTGCGTTGCGGGGTCGATGTACGGCTCAGCCGTGTTCAGCCGTACGAGCTTGTTCGAGTCGTCGGCCTTGCGCAGCGCCACTTCGCGGTCTTCGGTGTCGTAGGTGACGCCGATCCACGAGTCGATGACGCGCCCCATGTACTCAAGCGCGCGGTCGTAGGAATCGACGAAGTGGTAACTCCCGATTTCCTGCGAGTCCTGAATGCGTTCGAGGGCGACGCCTGACTTTTCGTTATTGCGCTGCGCGGCGGTCGGCAGCGGCGAGATGCCCATGGCCGCCTGAATCGAGCGGCGCGCTGAATCCTTCGCGATTTCGTACTGCTGAAAGTTCGGCGTGAACTGCTGACGCTGCGGAAGCGGAAGCACTTGCCCGGTGATTTTGTCGATGACCGGATCGGCCTGTAGAAAAGCGTGCGGGACTTTCGTCGCCGTCTTCCACTGATCCCAATCGCTCTCGAACTGGCCTTTGTAGCCGATGTAGGGCGTCTTCGGCGTCATGCCGGCTTCTTCCGCTTCGAGGGAGCAGAAATAAGCCAGCGACATCTGCGGTTCGCGTGCAAGACGGACGGCGGAAAAGATCACGCGGCGCGCGCCCGAGCCGGAATCGATGTAGCGTTGCAGGCCGATAAACGGAATGATCGGAATGAGTTCGCCTGGCTGCTTGATGCGCTCCAGGATCTCGATGCCGTTCGTCAAGTACTGGACCACGCTTTTGCGGTCTTCCATGCGCGTCTGGAGCGCCGTCACCCCCTCCGGCAGCTCCTCGACGGCTGAGCCGTCTTCGAGCTGGTAGAGCTTTACCTGTTGCGTTTCGACGCGCCAGTATTCGCAGACCAGGACGCTTTCCTCCTGTATCCAGTCCGGAACCTGGCGCATCATCTCTGGAGAGAAGTCGGTAATCTTCGCTTTCTTCCAGCGGCGCTTAAACTCTTTGCGCGACATCGGATCGAGCACGAAGCAATACTTCTGATCGCTCCAATCCGGCTCCTTCACATCGGGGTCCGGGATCACGCTGTCCGGGTTCGCAATCGGCGAGACGATGATCTCTTGGTTAAAGGAACCCTTTAAGAAACGGCGGCCGACTCGACACCAGCCGTACGAGCCTTCCACCATGTCTTGGAACGCGGACGAGGTGATCTGCACGGCGTGCGACTGATACTCGATGCGGCGCATGAGACCCTGCTCAAGCTCTGCCGTTTTGTCGCTGGCGCCGTTGCCGCCGGGCTCGACCTTGACGCCGCGCGGGTTCTGGCGGATGTTGTTGACCGACTGATTGATGTACTGGTTCAGCTCATCGTGGTTCAGGCAGGGCCGGCCATTGTCCTCGCGCGCTTTGCGGTCTTTCGCATCCCACGGGTCGCCCGAGATGTAGCGCATGTCAATCGCGCGCTGCTCCTGGGTTTCCTTCCAGCGATCGAGCGCGTAGCGATGGCGCTCCCGCAGCTCTTGCAAGATGGGCTGGTCGGCTTTGGGCGTGCTCGATGCTACGTCGTCGAGGTCGCCGTAAATTCTGCTCACCGTTCATCCCTTTTCGACTGACACGCGGGACAAATCTCTTCGTCGCGTTCGCGGTCCCAGACCCAATGCGCCGCGCGGCAGGCGCTCTCCGCTTCGCGGGCCGTCACGCCGGGGAAGTGCTCCGTGCGGGTGCAACGCGCGCAGACCACCTCCAGCCACACACGCGCTACGGCGTGCGCGATGGCGTTTTGCGCGACCGCTAGCTCGCCCGTCTTGATTTCCGCCAGCCTGAACGGTGCGAATGTTCCCTCCGGCGTCACGGTGGGAAGCTGCTTGCGCTCGGCGATGTCGCCGAGTTCCGAGATGTAAACATCGAGCGGCTTCGCCGTGAAACTCAAATTGGGGCGCAGCGCGTTGTACATCGCGACGCGCTCCGTGGGCTCGCACTTATTGAGCAACGCGCGGAAGTGCGTATGATCCGCGACCAGGAAGCCGAGCTGCGCCATGAGGCCGCCGTCGCCGAGCTGCCCGAGCCCGTGGTTGCCTAGCTCCCGGTTGATGGCTCTCGTTTCGCCGTCCGAGCGTCCCATCGATTAGTCGTCGCTCTCCGCGTTGTACGCTTCTTGCTCCGCGCCCGGTATCGCGTCGCCCGATGCGCCCTTCGCCTGGAGGCCGAGGTTCGCTTTCACGTGTGCGAGCATCTTTGCGCCGTCGCCAGGCCCGAAGACGTGCTCGTCACTTTGCGGGTAGTCCATGCCCATGCCGCCGCCGAAGTGGCCCTTGCGCATCGTCGGACGCGCTTTGTAGCTGTGCTTGACGGTGTGGCCGCCGTTCTTTGCCGGCGTGATGGTCATCGAGTCGAGTTGGTTCTTCTTGCTTTTCTCAGCCATTGGTTTCCTCATCGAGTAATTTCTGGTGGGCGATGTCGAAGGCGTCTACGAGAAACCGCGCTCGCATTGCATGGGGGTCCGCCGCGAGCTTTAGCTCGATCTCGGACACGAGCACGTCGCATGTGGCAATGTGCTTGTCGTCTTGAACGGCAACCATCACAAGCAGAGTTCCCGGCATTCGTTTACTTCCCTTCGCCCAAGAGGCGTTTCGCTTTTGCTCTTATGCGTGCCGCCGCCGCCGGCGAGAGCTTGCCTTTGCGCTGCTCTTTCGTCGCGAACTGTTCGGCTTTGATTTGGTGCGTGCGATCGTTCACCGGATAGCTCCGGTTCGGCCCGGCAAATTCAGAGGCCGGTAGCCGCTTACGCGCGGCGGCGTTTAGTTTTGCCATTGAAAAATTCCCTTCTTAACTCCAAGGACTGATCTGGGCGCGCGTGTCGCGGCGCTGCTTCTCGCGCTGGCGCACGGGCTCGGTCAGTCCAACCGCCGACATGCGGTAGGCGTCGGCCGCGTTCGAGTTGTCGTCATGCAACGGCGTCGCCGAATAGCGATTGGTGATCGGATCGACTTGCCAGCAGTAGCGGCGCAATCGATTCAAACCCTCGCGCGTTTTCTCTTCGTCGAACCAGGCTTTCGCAAACAACGTGCGCGCCGAGTCGAGCCCGTTGTGGAGCCCGATGTTCGGCACGATCTCAACCGGGAAGCCGGCCTCGATCATTTGCACTTCGATGGACTTACCCGTACCGAGATCGCGGCGCTTGCCATCGTGCGGCAAGTGGTGCATGCGGTACACGTAGCCGCGCCTCTGGAGTTCGCCCAGGTAGTGGTTGAGCGCCTTGTTGCGGGCCTGATAGAAGTCGATGAAGCGATGCTCGAAGGCGATCGACTGGGTAAACCAGATACTCGTCTGATCGGCGATTCCCAAGTCCCACCAGGTCTCGACCGGCTTTGACGGATCGTAGGGCACGCGCGTAATGTGGCCGTCGCGGCGCAGCGTGCGCAGCTCCTCGGCATAGATCGCGCCGTCAAGCGTCTGCTTACAGTGGCCCTCGTAAACGTTCATGAAGCCGTCCGGATCGACCAGCTTCTTGTGAGCAATTTTGGCCTTCAGCTCATCCGTGAGCCAGGGGTTATCGAGATACGACGTTTTGACGACGACCGCGCCCGGCGGCGGGTTGAGCACGTAGCGTACGTGCGTTTCGTCGGTGTCGAGTTCCGGATTGTAAGTGATCCAGAGTTCGGCGCCCTTCTTACGAATCGTCGGCTCGACCAGATCCCACGAGCGTTTCGACACGTTGACGGCTTCTTCCACCCACCAGCGGTCAAAGCCCTCATACGATTTGAGATTGTGAGCGTCGCGCAGGCCGGAGAAGACAAACTCGGTTCCGTTGCGGCCGTAGATTGCGGCTTTCTCGATGCGGTAGAAGTCCTGCATGCCGAGCAGCGAGATCTGCTGCTCTAACAGCTCATGCACGGATTCTTTGATTGACTTTTGTAACTCGCGCGTGCACAGGTTACGCAGCGGGTTACTCACGCCCTGAATCAAGAGCGCTTTCGCAACGCTCCAGCTCTTAATGCCGCCGCGCCCGCCGTAGATGATCTTGTACGGATGCGGCTCAAAGAGAAAACGGAGCTTGCTCGGGAAATCGGTTTGTGCTTCGATCACTGTATGAGCGAACAGGCGCTACTCGAATTACCCATCGACAAATCGTCTTGGCCGGATGGCCCTTGGATGACCGAGCCCGACCGCGAGCAGTGGCAGCACGCCGGCTATGCCTGCCTCGCCGTACGCCATCAGAGTCACGGCCATTGGTGCAGTTACGTCGGCGTCGATCGCAGTCACCCGGCTTTCGGGATTGACCCGTTGATGGATCAGTACGACGTACTCGCCGGCGTCGAGACGATGCACGAGTTAAATTACGGCGCGCCCTGCTTGGGCGTGATTTGCCACGTGCCCGAGCCGGGGATGCCTGATGATGTGTGGTGGCTCGGAATGGATTTCGGCCATTCCTTCGATTTCGCGCCCGGCCGAGCTGCCCGCCAGGCGGAAGCCGAAGCCCGTTCGCCAACGTTGCGGGCGATGGCTGAGCAACTGCGCAGCGCGGAAGCGAAGTTTCCCAACCTGCGCGAGCGGTACCGCACCTTGCCGTACGTGAAGGCCGCGGCGGAAAGCCTCGCGCGGCAGCTTCGCGAACTTACTCGTCCTCTTTCGGCAGCGGCGGCGACTCGACAAACGTAACGCGCACGGCGAGCCCTTCGGGCGGCGTTTTCAGTTCGACCGCTTCCGCCTTAAACATGCCGAGCGTGCGCGCCAGCGAATCGAGCGCGCCCTTCTTATCGACGAAGCGGATTTTGTCGATGCGGCCGTTCGGTCCAAATTCAATCGAGGCGATGGCGCGCGCCAGGTCCTCGTCAAGCTTGTGCAGCTTGATAAAGTGGCCCCGCGCGTTGAACGCTTTGCGGATGTCGGCAAACGCCAGCCGGCAGAACTCCTCGCGTACGCGCGCTTCGTTCGCCTCCAGCCGTTCTTGCGCTTTCGCGATGACTTGCGGAGCGCCGCCGCCGTGGAAGCGGCAGACCGTGCCGCCGGGGATGGCTGGCTGTTTGCATCGTTTGCCCGAGCGCTTCGAGTGCGCCGAGCAGGGTAGGAACTGTGTCATGCTGAGAGCTGACCAACCGTTAACCTGAACTGAAAAGAGAGGCGATCTCTCCTGTAGGGAAGGCCGGTCGCGGGAACCCTGGGAAGGAATACGCGGCCGGCTTTTTCTGTTAGCGGAGCAATCTTTCTTGGCCGAGCCGGCCGACGTTCACCGCGAAGAGGATCGCATCGTTCCAGAGCGATGTCCACCAGCGGGTCAGTTTCCCTTCCATCACAAACTCGATGTACCAGCGTCCGCTGTCTTTGAACACGTACGGCCGCCTCATGCGACCTCGCGTCCCTTCAGGTGCGCGTGGAAGTGTTGGCCCTTCGATTCCGAAGCGAGGAACGCTTTGTGTTCGTCCGGTGTGATGGGCGAGAACTGGTACGGCTTCTCGCGCGAGTGGAATTGCAGATGCAGCGTTTGCGTCTCGGGATCGTAACCCGCGCCCGCAATCGCTGAGGAGCCGTGAATCTTTTCGAGCTTCATAGAGCCGCCATTGCGCCGGCGAGGTAGCGCCCGCGCTGCGCGTTGTGATCGCGCCGGTAGGCGAGCCGCCGCAAGCGCCAGGCGGCCTGCGCCGCGCAGCGGTGCTCCAGCGTCTTCTGGAGATCGAGCACGATGCGATGAGCACGCACGCGCTCACCATCGAAAATGAGCTGGTCGAGTTCGCGCAACCGCTTCAGTAAGTAATCGTCGTTGTGGGCGTTGTGGGGCATTGGTTCATTTCTGACGCGCGGTTAGCGCTGTGAGCTGGCCTTCGGCGAGGGCGATGCGTTCGATGAGAGACGAGCGCAGCTTCTCAATCGCGAGTTCGATGCACTTGTTTTGCCAGGCGTTCAACGCGCCGATGCCTCCGGACGCAATCACCATGCCGAGCCCGAGCCAGCTAACCCAGTTCACTGGACGGGGGGCCCCATGTTCGGAAATTCGAGCGGCGGCGCCTGAAAGTCAATCGGGTCCATGGCGGCGGCGACCAGCTCCGCGCGGGCGAAGATCGCGACCGGCTGACGTTCGAGCCAGAAAATCAGTCGCGAATTATCGGGCGATAGCGCGTTGAGATCGCTTTTCAGGCGAAACCACGCGCCGCAGCGCAGCACAATGACGTGTTCGTGGACGATCGGCTTCTCGGCTTCGGAGTCGTCGGGTTCGAGGGCAGGGTTAGGGTTCATTGAAAATTAACAGACCTTCGCTTTGCCCGGCGGCGTGCGTCTCGCCTCGACGGGGATCTTATAGTGCGCGACGAAGGTTTGAAACTCGCGCTCCGTTTGCGCGATCTCGTTCAAGAGCGTCTTTCGCCGTCCCATATCGACAATCGAATCGGCGCTGGCCAGGTGCTCGGCCAGCTCGCGCTGCTGCGCGAGGATGCGGCCGACGATGCAGGCGAGACCGGCGCACTTCATGGAAGAGTCACCACGCTTATTCGGTCCTGATCGGCGAGGCCGCCTGGGCGAAAGCGGAACGACCCGGGCGACCCGGGAACTACGTCGTAGTCCGCGCCCGGCGAGGCGAACATGCCATTGTGAAAAATCAGCGCGTGCGTAGGCATAGGAAGGGTCGGGAATTGTTGCGCGCTCGTGACGTAGTAAACGCGCACGGGGAGCGGATTCGCCGCATCCGTGACGGCGTACACGAGCGACATTCCCCAGAGCGCACCGAGCACCGCCGCGACCACGACAGCTCTCATATCGCCTCGACTGCCTCCGGTGCAATCTTGAGCGCAACGGCGCGCTGTAATAGGGTGATCGTGACGTGCAGAAAGGAACCATGGGCCGACACCAGCTCGCCTTCGACGCCTTTCAGCGCGCCCGTCAGGACGCGCACCCGTTGACCGGGATGTAGCTCGGATGCCGGCTGTGCTTCGGGCGCGGGTTGCGCTCCGGCCGCAAGCGCCAGGCGAACCGCCTCAATTTCGACGTCGGGAACAGGCGTAAGCACGCCGCCGGTTGCGAGGATCGAAGCCACGCCAGGGGTTGAGAGGATCATGCTTTTGTCTTTGCTCGGATCGAAGCGCGCGAAGAGATAACCGGGGAAGGCCGGCCGCGCCAGGCCGCGGCGGGTATCAATTGATACCACGCGGCGGTCGAACCAGGTCGGCGCGAAGACCTCAAAGCGGCGATGCCACAGCGCCTCGGCGACCGACGCCTCGGAGCGTGAGCGAACGCGCAGCGCAAACCAAGGAGGGATGGATGAACTCCGGCCCGCTGCCGCGCGTTGTAGCTCCCAGGGTTGGAAGCACTCCCGTGGCTCGACGTACGAGCTGCCGGCGAGCGCGACCAAATCAAGCAAACAGGCTTCGCCCATTTCGGAGGGATAAGGGGAAGGTCATCACGCGCAGGAGTGTACTTCGAAAAGCCTCGTTGCGGCCGGCCGCTCAGCCGCTAACCCGCTCAAAGCAGTCGAGATGTCATTTTTCTGTCTTTTGTGACCGAACGCGGATAGAGTGGGAATTGCCGGAGGCGGGGGCGCGTGAAGCGGTGTCCGGCGCTTATTTGTGGGCGTGCGGGCTTGGTAGGCACGCGCCTACCCGCTGAGGCAAAAAAGGAGAGCAGTAAAACGAAGTGCCTGTAGTTGAGACGAAGATCGAAGACAGCGAGCGCCAGGTGATTCTCCTCGGGCTTGCGGAGCTGGCGCTATCGAGGCCCGGCTGGACCGAACGGCTCGAAGACATCGCGGAGCGATTCGACGGGCTCGAACTTTTCGACCAATTCAAACGCGCTAACAGCGATCGCGTTCGCGAATCGCATGCGCCGCCCGGTGAGAGCTGGCCGGAACGCCATGCGAACCCCGTTCACTCCGCTTAGCATCTGGACTTCGCCGCAGCGCAATCACGAGCTATGGCCAGGCCGTCAACGCCTGCGCCGCGCACGGCGCGAACACGAGCAGCGCCGCCGTGCGATGGAGGCCGCGTTTGAGCGCTTCCCACTGCCGCTGTTTGTGACGGCTCCGGAAGAAGACGGCGAACCGGCGGAACGGGTATACCTCAATTGATGAATCGCCGTTCGTTCTTTTCGAATCTCGCCGCCGCGGTCGTTGCACCGCTGTTCACGGCGAAAGCCCAGGCGCCGCCCATCATTCCCGAGCCGCTGCTCACTCAGGCCTACGAGGAGCCCGCCTGGATGGTCATCCGAACCCACATGTCGCGCGAACAGTATCCGCGATTCTTTCCGTGTGCGAGCTGCGGAAGCGCGGACTGCCGGCACGTGAACGCGCGGCTATGCGCGATTGACCAGAACTACCGAAGCGGTTGGTTGACAGACCGGCCGCCGTTTCTCTTCAACCCGCGCATGCCGCTCCCGTCGTACGGCGATGAGGGCGACCCCGACGATGAGGTCGTTCGCGTCGTCGAGGTGTGTTCGCTCGAAGATGCCCCGTTCGTGTTGCTCCCACCGGTGCGCTATCACTGCTATCTGGGGAGTGAACGAACGCGAACGTAGACGGCGTACTGAACGGGCTCGAAGACCTCACCTCGCGGCTTGAGGACGTGCGGGATGCCGACCTATGGCGGAAGTTCCTCGGCGTGACAAACGCCATGCGGCCAATCGAGCAGGGCTGGACGCGCATGCAAGTCTGGCGACTCCAGCAACTCATCGCCGAGGGTGAACTGCTTTTACGCCTCGCGGAGACGCTCCCCAGACACATCACATATCTGTGATAGTGAGAGGGTGAACAGCCCTAAGTCCCAACAAACGGCCGCGCCGACTGACGCGCAGACCGCCGCCGGCCAGATCGGCCGGAACGAAGCCGCTACGAACGAGACCGCCGCGCGTTCGCTCCAACGCATCGACCTCAGCCGTGCCACCGCGCTGACCCCGGAAGTCGAGAAACTTATCGAGGACATCTTCGAATACCATCCGTGGGCTCCCGAACAAACCGCCGCCGGCATCGAAGTCCGCAACGCGCTCAAGACCGCGCTCGGCGTGATCATTCTCAAAGTGCCGCCATCCGCCGATCGCTCGACGGCAATTCGCAAGCTACGTGAAGCCAGGATGGACTGTAATTCGGCCATCACGCACAACGGGAAGTACTGAGCCGGTGCACTGGTCGAACCTGCTCAGCTCGATTGCCGGCGCGTTCGTCGGTTCCTTGGTTGGTTCGTTCGTCGGCAACTGGAGTTACAGCCGCGCCGTGCCATGGCTCGACCGCCGCGCCGTGCGCAGCATGCAGCGCCAGCTTCGCCGCCTGCACGAGAAGAACGAGAAGGAAGCCGCTCGTAAAATGGCGAGTGATGGATAGCAACCGTCGCTCTTTTCTGCGTTTCTTCCTGCCCGTCGCCGCCGCCGCGCCGCTGGCACTCACCGCCGCCGCCGATGCGAAATCCCTCATACTGCCGCCGCCGCCGCTCCACGTCCCGCAGCGCTGCTCGGTCGTTTCGTCGCGTGGCCCGTGCGTGAATTTCTGCGCGCCTCACGCGAAGGTTTGCGCCGCGCACGGCGAGAAGATTACCGTGCGCCTGATCCGCGCCTATGACCCGACGCACGATTTAATGCTGACGCGCATCGACGCGCATTTTGGCATGATGCCCGAACCGTTCGGCGTCGAGTCCTGGGCCATCTCGCAGCTAGGGCACGGGGAGATGGTCTCGATGGACCTGCGCGGCTTCTATCCGCGCGCTGAACTCGAATGGCGCCGGCTGCCGAACGATGTCATCGACCGCTACGCAATCGACACCCGCTTTTAGCGCGCGCACTTCCGGGGCTCTGACACCGCATCGAGCGCAACTTGCGCCTGCTCCATCGTCTGGGCCTTCATCTCATCGACGACGACGCCCCACCCCGCCGCGTGCGTCGAGGTGTGGCACTCCGTGCACTCAGGCCATGCTTTGATGTTGCGACGGATGCCACGAATGAACTCAGTGCTAATGTTGCTCATCCACGCATCCGGCGGGTACTCCGTGCCGGGGTAATCGTGCGGTTTGCCGCCAACGCGATGGCCGTTCGGGCAGACGATGCTAAACAGCAGGATCATTCGTCGGGCTCAATCGCGGCCAGCCCGGCCTGCACCTCGTCGATTAGATCGTCGATCCACATATCGGTAACGTCGAGACCGGCCGCCTCGCGCAGCGACACGCGCGGAAAGCGTGCGTCCACTTGCGCCTGAAACGCTTTGACCGCCGCGACGGCCGCCTTCAGTCCGTCAGGCGTGCACGCTGCGGCGTCATCGACGATGACGGGCGCGAATTGCTCGATGAAAGCGTACGCTTCCTCGATCGTGTAAACGCGATCGGGCGTGAAGCACGACTCATAAATCGCTCGTTTGTGACCGTCAGAGATTCGCATCGATTCAGTGTAAGGCCGATAAACAGGGCTCGGGGTCAATTATCCCAATGCCTGTATGATGGCCGCATGTTGTCCGAACCTACCGACAAAGTAACAGAACTCGCAAACTTACTCGCCACGCTTCCAGGACTTGAAAGCGCCCGCGAACTGATCACCGCACAAATCGCTTTGATTCGCGCGACGCTGGCCGGCCTCGC